GGTCGGACATATGTCCCTCCCGTTGCACCAACAACGCTTGGTGGAGAAGGAACGGGCACTGTAAAAACTACTGCTAAATAACTATGGCAACTACAACTCGCTACTGTGTAGCAAAGACTCAAAAAGGCTATGGCACTGCTGTAATCTCTTCTGCTGTTAAGTCTGAGACTGAACAGTGGAATACAAATGCTTACCCTCCTGCGGCAAGCACAACTCGGCTAGCACCTACTAGCTGATAACTATGGGGTCTCCTTCGGGAGGCCTTTTTTTTATCTATTCATTTGATAACGATAATCATTATGACTGCATCAACTTTTCCCGAACCAGTCCCAACTATCTATAACACCGACACCGAACTGTCCGCCGTGAACTCGGTACTTGGGGCAATCGGTCAAAGCCCAGTGCAGGACCTGAACTACGAAAACCCAGAAGTATCCTTTGTCTATAACCTCCTGATGGAGTGTTCAGTAGATGTGCAGAATGAAGGTTGGGTATTTAACACAGAGAATAACTACCCCATTGCTCTTAACTCAGATCAGGAGCTACGTATCCCTCAGAATGTATTGAGGATTGATGTAACAGAAGGTCAGGTGTTTAGGTATACAGATCTTGTACGTAGAGATGGACGAATCTACGACAAGCTAAACCATACATTTAAGTTCCAAGCACCTGTCAACTTTGATGTTGTTTGGTTATTCCCTTTCAATGATCTACCTTCTGTATTCAAACGCTACATCACCTACAAGGCGTCTGGTAGAGCTGCTACCCAGTTAGTTACCAACCCACAACTAACACAGCTTCTAGCTCAACAGGAAGCCTTCTCACGTGCTGCCTGTATGGAGTACGAATGTAATCAAGGTGACTATACATTTATGGGATGGCCTGGTCATACTGCTTACCGTCCTTATCAACCCTTTCAAACTCTTGCAAGATAAATGGCAGGTATTACACAACAGGTTCCCAATTATATCTTTGGGATATCAGAACAACCAGATGAATTAAAAGTACCTGGACAGGTAAGAGATCTAAAGAATGCTCTACCTGATGTCACCCGTGGTCTACAGAAGAGACCTGGCAGTAAGTATGTCAATACTTTAGTAGCTGAATCAAATGCTAAATGGTTTCATATCTACAGAGACGAACAAGAACAATACATTGGTCAAGTTACTAAGAGTGGTCAAGTAAAAGTATGGGATGTTAGAACAGGCAACCAAATCAGTGTTAGTGGTGACCAGTCATCTTACCTAGCTTTTAATGACAGTGAAGATGTACAAGTACTGTCTGTCAATGACTACACGTTCCTTACTAACAGAAGGAAAACAGTACAGATGTCTGGAGCTAAGAGTCCTGCTCCAGTTAATCAAGCATTCATCTCACTAAAACAAATCAAACCTGGCACTCAGTATGCATTAGATGTAAGTACTCCTGGTAGTGGTGTTAGTCACACATTTGACAGGGCAACTAATATTGAGATTTCAAATAGACCTTGGGACACTGGAACATCGTATCCTGGAGATGGAACATGTGAATATGCTGCACGACAACTGTTTAAAGCAGGTGATGATGTTTGGTTTGAGATTGATTCAAGATGTATACCAGGTGGACCAGAACCAGAAAGTGGTGGTGACGGTGAAAGTTTTTACGATGTTTACACTGATACAGCTACTTTAAAGTTTGGTGGTCAGAACTCAGGTGTAGGGTCTACTTATCAAGTCACTATGAATAATTCAAAGAATAGCGGCTCATGGACAGTAAGAGTAACTGAAGCTTCACAAGTTAGAGCTACTGCAAACATTGCATTAGTCCGTCCAGACGTAACACCTTTTGAAGGTTTAGGTGCTACTGCTGATTCGATCCTTACTGGAATTGTAAACGAACTAAGCTCACAGTTTAATGTAAAAATAATTGGGTCTGGTATTTATGTCAAAAAGAAAGATGGAGCACCCTTTGTAGTTTCAATTCCTGATGACACTTTAATGGAAGTTATTCAGGACTCAGCTAGTGATGTTTCTGATCTACCATCTAGTTGCAAAGACGGTTACATCGTTAAAGTAGCTAATAGTGGTGAAGATGAAGATGACTACTATGTCAAGTTCATTGGAGACAATGGTGATGGTCCTGGTGTTTGGGAAGAAACCGTAGCACCTGATCTACCCATTAGCTTCGATGCTGCTACTATGCCAATTCAATTGGTACGGCAATCTAACGGTACTTTTAACTTAGAGCAATCTACATGGGAGAACCGTTTAGTTGGAGATAATGTAACTAACGAAACTCCTTCTTTTGTAGGTAAGACTGTTAGTAAGATGGTCTTCTTTAGGAACCGTTTAGGTATACTATCTGATGAGAATATTATTCTATCTAGACCTGGAGACTTCTTTAACTTTTGGAACAAGACAGCTACAACAGTAGTACCGATTGACCCTATTGACCTGTCTTGTAGTAGTCAGACTCCTGCTGTTCTGTACGAAGCACTAGAGACCAATGCAGGTCTTGTGATGTTTGCTGAGAACCAACAGTTCTTGATGACTACTGATAGTGATGTCTTTAGTCCACGAACAGCTAAGATCAATGCACTGTCAACCTATAACTTTAACATTAGAACTAGACCAGTTTCACTAGGAACTTCTATTGCATTCTTGAACAACGGTGGTAACTACACCCGTATGTTTGAGATGAACACAGTGAATAGAGATACAGAACCACAACTGATTGAACAAAGTAAACTTGTATCTAAGTTAATTCCACTTAACTATGAGGTAATATCTGAGTCAAAAGAGAATAACTTTATTGCTTTGGCTAGTAAGACATCTAATGAGTTATGGATTTATCGTTACTTTAATACTGGTGAAAAACGTATTCAATCTGCTTGGGTAAACTGGGATCTAGCTGGTGATGTTCTTTATCACTGCTTGATGGATGATGTCTACTATGCTGCTTTGAAGTTTAATGACGGTACTATCATTTTACAGTCAATTGATATAAGACCTACAGATGGTACTCAAGTGGATTCCTATCGAATCTATATGGATAACATGGTAGAAGTGGCAAGTAGTTCTCTTACTTATGATCCGTTTACTTTAACCACATCATTCACTAAACCTAATGGGTTCCCTTCAAACGATAAGTTATCCGTCTTTACCTTAGAAGATGGTAACAACCAAGGTAGATTTGAGAATGTAACAGTGAATTCAAACACTATTACTATTAGTGGTGATTGGACTGATACAGGTTTAACACTTGGTTATTTGTTTGAGATGTTAGTTGAATTCCCTACTATCTATCCACAACAGAAGCAAGGTGAATCAGTGAGATCAGATGTTAGATCTTCATTGACTGTACATCGAGTAAAGCTAAACCTAGAGGATGCTGGTGTCTATGAATCTACACTGAGCCGTAAAGGTAAACCAGACTATGTTCAACTCTACGAATGTAGGCAACAGGATGGATATAGAGCTAACTCTGTAGCATTTGCACAGAACAAAGACCAGACTATCCCTGTTTATGAACGTAATACTAACGTCACACTAACCCTTACCTCAAGCCATCCTTCACCTTGTACGTTGATATCAATGAACTGGGAAGGAGATTATAACCCACGATATTATAAGAGTGTCTAACTACATCCACCCCCTAACTAAAGAAGCTGCCTTAGAGGTGGCTTCTAACTTAAGACCGGATGACTACAGAGAGGTGGTAGAAGGCCATGGACATGATCCAATGGTTGTTCTACCTCTTGCTGTGGAACTCCCCAACTCAATATACTTCACTGTGCCTAACGGCAAGACTGCCGGATTAGCCGGTGTCGATGAACTAGGTTCTGTATGGATGCTATGCACTCCTGAAATAGAAAAGTACCCCCACCTATTTGTAAGACAAGCTAAAAAGTATATTGAATCTAGACCAGAACGACTACTTTGGAACATAGTTGATAAACGTAATAGAGTACATCTAAAGCTTCTAAAGTTCTTAGGTTTTCATTTCTTACGTGAACTCAAGCATGGTCCTAACAACTTGACCTTTATTGAATTTTGCCGTGTGCGAACCAGTTAGTATTATTAGTGGTGTATTAGGAGCAGCTAGTTCTGTTGCTGGCCACGTAGGACAACAAAATGCAGCCAACGCAGCTAATGCGAGTAGTGTTGCAAATTACAAGCATCAACTCAAAGTACGTGAACAGAACTGGATGCGTGCTCAAGGAGATTGGGAAAACGATAAGATCAACTACGAAGAGTCTGTAGCTGATAACTCCTTTGCTGCACAGGAGGGTTATGCACGTGCTCAACGTCAACTAAACGAACAGTTCAAAGCAGCTGCATTCTCTGAACAGGGTGACATGGTTAAGCTCCTCCAAAGCGTTGGAGGCATGAGAGCTGACGGTCAGGTTGGACGAACTGTACAACGTGTAGACGATTCAATGTTGGCAGCTTTTGGTAGGAACAATGCCATCAAAGCAGCAAGTCTTGCTAGTTCTAAAGAAAGATATCAACAACAAGTTGAAGATATCCGTAGACAGCAACGAGATGAGAATGAAGCAGCCTTTGATCAGGTTGCCTTTGCACCACAGCCTGACATTGCTCCACAGAAGCCACAGATGCAGAAAGGACCTTCTGGTCTTGGACTTGCATTAGGACTCGCAGGAGCTGGTATAGGTGCCTATCAACAACACCAATCACTACAGGCTCCTAAAGCTTTTGATAACGGAGGAGGAGCAGGTTCATTAAAGATTCCACAAATGCCTTCCTCATATCAACCTTCTTATGCTCCATCTGATTGGGGAACTTTAAACAACAGGTACTTCTAAATGGAACAAAGAGCATATCAATCTGGCCTAGTACAACAGGCTGGATTCCAACCAAGAAAACGAGCTAAGTTTGATAAGCAACGTGCTGAACGTAATGCACAAGCACAACGTAATCAAGCAACACAAGCTCAATCAATCAGAGATAACAATGCTGTCAATGTAGCCAATGCTAACCAGTCTGGTAAGGATCTAGAATCACTTGCTGCCTTCTCTTCTAGCCTCACGGAACAACTAGTTGAGAATAAGAAGAAGAAGAATGACGAGGAGATGCAACGTGGGATGATGATGGCTTACACCGAAGGTGTCCCTCAAGAACAACAAGATGCATTCGATGCAGAAGAGCAAGAATTAAATAATCTT